TCACGCCCAGCGCGGTCATCTTCGTCTTGAGCAGTTCCAGCGCGGGCAGCAGGCCCTGCTTAGACATGACCTGCCCGAACGAACTCGCCGACAGGCCCATCTTGTCCAGATACGCCGCCGCCGAGTTGGCCGGCACCGCCAGCGCCTGCACGGCCATGCGCAGTTCGGTCGCCGCGTTCTGGCCGCGGATGTTGTTATCGCCGAACGTCGCCAAGGCCGCGCCGACATCGGTGATCGACAGGCCGTAAGACTTCACGTTCGCGAGCACGCCGGTGGAGAACGCGTTCGCGAGGTCCTGCATCTCCATGTCGCCGGAACCCACGGTCGCGTTCAAAACGCCCATGGCCTGCGAGAAGTTCTGCACCCCGGGAATGCCGGAGGCGACCGCAGCATCGAGCGCGTTGGTGACGTCGACCAAGTTCGCGTGCCCGGTCGCGGCGCCCTCCGCGGCGACCTGCAGCAGGTTCAGCGCCTTCGGCCCCGTGATCCCGACCGACGCGAACGACGACTCGATGTGGTACAGCGCCGTGGCCAGCGAATCCGGGTCGAACCCGACCTGCCCGGCAAGGCTGAGCACCCCGTTGCCCAGGCTCGAGATCTGCGACTGGGCCACGCCGGCCTGCGTATGCAGTGTCTCCATGGTCGACTGGAATGAGGTCGCCCACTTCATCGAGATCGCGGACACGCCGATGAACGCGGCGCCGATCCCGACCGCGGCCTTGCCGAGCAGTCCGAAGGACATGCCGCCGGACTCGTTGGAGGCCTTCACGGCCTCCATCTGCGTCTTGTTCGCCTCGGCGAACGCCTCGCCCTCGTCCGAGGCCTCGACGAGCCCGGCCGCGTACGGCGCCGTCATCGCGCTCAGGCGGATATAGAAGTCGCCGATCATGCCCACGGGGCGGCCACCTCACTCCATGGTCAGGCGGTCCAAAGCGAGGCGGCGAGTGCGGCGGCGATGATCGGTTCGGCCGTGCGGGCGGCGAACTCGGCGGCCGGTTTCAGCCACGGGAATTTCGCGCCGTTGCGCAGCCCCGTCTCGAGGTAGAACCCGTACTTGTCGGCGGAGGTGCGCTTGGGCGCGCCGCCGCTGCGACTGTGATGCGGGTAGGGCGGGAAGAAGCCCTGCGCGGGGCCGACGCGGGTGACCCAGTTGCCGGTGGCGTCGCGGCTCACCCGGTCGTGGGTGACCGAACGCCGCAAGTTTCCCGAGATGACGGCAGGCCCGGTTCCGGGTCGAGCCGGCGTGGGCGTGCCGTATTTGTGCGAACCCACCGACGCGTTGATCTTCGCTTGTTTCTCAACGACGAGAGCGAGCGCCGTCAAGCCCTTGCCCGCATTGCGCACGCCCGCATCTCGAAGGCGAGCGAAGACGATCGTGAAATCCCCGGGCTCAAGTTCCTGCGCCATCGGCTCACCTCTTCTCGCGTTCGGCGGCGTCGTTCTCCGCCTGGCGCCTGGCGAGCGTGAAGTCCCAGCAGAACCTGCGCACATACACGGGCGTGGCCTGCATCTGGTCCCAGGACCAGTGCATCTCCCGCATGACCTCGTAGTCCTCGAGTTCGACCGGCACCGGGCCGGACGACCACGTCCCCGCGTACACCGATTCGGCGACCGTGAGGACGTCCTCCCAGTAGGGGTCGCCCGGCCCTAGCTGGGGTTGAGGACCTCTTGGACCATCTCCGAGAACTTCTTCACGATCTCCCACGGCAGGCGGGCCATGTCGTCCGGAGTGAGCGGCAGCGTCATCGGCTGCTGGTCATCGTCGAAGTTCGTGGCGTCGTAGACGCGGCCGGCGAGGACCAGGCCCGCGAGGACCTTGTACATCGCCGGGCGGGCGGTGGCCTCGTCGACCTGCCCATCGGGGCCGGTCTTGACGTCGGCGGGCTGAAGCTCCTCCAACGGCACGATTTTGGGGTTTTTCACGATCAGGTGGATCTCGGGCTCGCCGTCCTCGGTGAGGTCGGGGAAGCCGAGATGGACCCTGCGGTTGGCGTAACCCATTGATGTTGTCCCTACTGATATTGGGCCGAGATCCAGTTCTGGAGCACGGCGGAGACGGCCCCGCCGTCCGTGGTGTTGAACACGCCCGACAGGCTGTAGTCGATCTGCGTGTACGCCTGCGACAGGTCGCGCTTCGCGGTCTTCCAGCCCGAACGGGACATGGTGAACGACACCGACTCGCCGCCGACCAACGCCGGCTTCGTGAGCGTTGCCGTGGCTGCCTGCTGCGACCAGTTCGCGAACAGGTTCAGGTCCGCCTGGTTCTCGAAGATGGCCTTGTAGGTGCCGTCACTCGACAGCACGCCCGTGAAGATCTCGCGCGGCGCCTGCACGCCGTTGCTCGCGTGGATCGACTCACCCGCGCGCTTCACCGACAAGTCCAGCGACAGGCCGCGCGTCGAAGTGGCGCCCGCATCCGTCATCGCCCACTGCCAGCCCAGCAGCGGCTGCACCGTCGTGAAGTTCTCCGTCACCGGAGTCTGCGACGTGCCGGGCATCGTCAGGAGCTTCGCGCTCAGCGAGATCGAGCCCTTGGGGTCGATCTTGAAGTCGAAGTCCGTGAGCTTCCCATACGAGTAGCCCAGGGTGGTGAGCGTGTCGAACACGGTCAGGCTGTAGGTCGGCAGCGGGAAACTGGTGGGCGACTGCTTGAATGTGTGCGTCGTCATGGTCGAGACCTGCACCGCAGAGGTGTGCGCGAACTGCAGGCCGCCGGACGGAGTGGCGACCGGGATGATGAACGGGCCCGACCCGGACGGCGTGCCCGACGTGAAATACTCCAACGTCGCGCCAGTCCCGATCGACACAGTCGAGCCGACAGGGATCGTCACCGGAACCGAAATCGTTGTCGCACCCGCAGTCGTCGTCACCGACAGGGTCGTGGAAACGCCCGCCGTCACCGTGTCCGGCCCGATGATCGACCGCAGCCACACCCCGAGCAGATCCGGGTAGCCGAGAACGTCGATCGACCAGTTCGCGTCCTTCACCCCGGGATACAGGCCCTGCAGGTCCGTGTCGTTGCCGCGGTAGGACTTGTCCTCCAGCGGCGCCGTGGTGTCCTCGAAATCCGCCTTCTCGAACGGGATCGCGAACGTCGGGGCGGTATAGGTGCCGGGGCTGCCGCCCTCGGGGCCGATGCCGAGTGTCGCAAGACGGGAAAGCTGAGTCATGCCGTCGCCTCCTGAGAGTCAGAGGCCTTGGTGGCGGCCTTCGCGCGGGTCTTGCCGGCCGGCGCCGGCTCGGCGACGCCGGTTTCGGCGTCGGCAGGTTCCGTGGTCGCGGCGGGCGCCGGCTCAGCAGTCCAGCCGGAGAATCCGGCGATCGGCTGCGGCCACTCGACCGACTCGCCCGCATCGACCTCGCACGAGCGGAAGATGACGCCGTCCGCGTCCCGCACCTCGGCCAGGCACGCGGTGTACGGCTGTGTGTTCGTCTGCCGCTGCGCGGGCACGGCGCCTCCTAGAAGCAGGGGATGAAAGACGGGTGAAACGCGAAAGGCCGCGCACGATGCGCGGCCCCAAAGGCGAAACGTCAGCCGGTGATCTCGAAGTCGTCCGCCCAATACGAGACCGCGGCCTCGAAAACCGCAGGCCGCTTCGCGAACGCCTCCTCCGGATCCGAGAACGCCACATCCACGAACTTCGGGTTCTCCGCCACCGACCGGAAGCGGCCCCCGTGGGTCTTGTCGAACGGCAGCCCGCCCACGCGCTGCAGCACCAACTCCACCGCGGCGTCCAACTCGGCCTGTTCGTCCTCGCCGGAACCCTGCGCGTTCACGAGCGGCCAGTTGATCTGCAACTCGAGGTTGTACGTCGGCATCCGGCGCACGTTCGCGAACCGCTCCTCGCGGATCCCGCGCCGGATCACATACAGCGACCGGGCACGCTGCCGCGGAGTACGCGGCCGATACGCCTGCACCACATCGAAAGGGCCGCCCGCCGTGCTCGGCAGGGCCGGCAGCGTGTCGCCCGTGACATTCAGCCAGTCCGCCTCGCGCTGCACCGCATCCGCAGTCGACATGCCCACCCCCGCTACCGACGGCGCCTACGCGGCTGGTGGACCCGGTACTGGCGTGAGCGCTGATGCCGCACCTGATGACGGTGTGCGCGTTGTAGTTGGCGTCGGGCGTGATGCCGACGCGCATGCTCCACCTGCCGACGGGCCCGATGGAACCGGGTCGCACCCTTGCCGTATGCGGGACGCTGCCGGGTGGTCGCGGTCTTCTTCGAGGCGTGTTTGCGGTGCCTGCCCTTGAGCGCCTTGGACAGTTTCGCCCGGGTCGCCGCGGACATCTTGTGGCCCTTGTGGTGCTTGCCCTTCTCTCGCAGCGAGATCTTCTTGCGTTCCCCTGCGGACATCGGCTTGCGTTTGCGGTGTCCGGCCACCTTCTTGTGATGGCGGCCCTTGAGCCTCGCGGAGATCTTTTTGCGTGTCGCCGCAGACGGCTTGTGGCCCTTGTGGTGCCGGCCTTTCTCGCGGGCGGAGATCTTCTTCCGCGTCGCAGCCGACAGGTGGTGACCGCGGCGCGCCACGGCTAGTCCCGCATGTAGTTGACCAGCCGGGCCTCAGCCTCGGACCTCAGATCCCCCGGATGGTGCCCGAACTGCTCGCCGAACGGATCCAGTTCGAGCGCGACGATTGCCGCGGCCGAGAGTTTCGTTGCCCGCGACAGGTCCGCCGGGGTCGTCGAATAGCCGCCCGAGTAGGTGACGTACACCTGCGAGCCGATCGGCACGAACGTGCCCAGCGTGAACCACATGCGCCCGCTGTCGGCGGCCGGGCCGTCCAGCATCGGCACGTTCGTCTGGGTGCCGCCGTACGAGCGCACGACATCCACGGTGACGTTCGAGTACGTCCAGAACTCCGGGTACTGGGCGGCGCACTCGTTGAGCCACACCTGGCGCACCAGGCTGGACGCGCCGAGCGCGGCCGCGTAGGACTGGCCGAGGGTGGAGCGGATATCCATCGGGATTGCGAAGCCGTCCGCGTATTCGTCCGGGTCCACACCCTCGGCGCGATGCGACTCGGTGATCGTGAACGGGGCGAAGCGGCGCCCGGCGAGGCCTTCGACGTCGCGGGTCGCTTCGATGAGGACGTCCGCCTGCGCCGACGGGCTCGCGTAGCCCCGGACGAGGTCCGCGAACGCGCCTTCCGTCAAGC